ATAAGAGTAGAACCAAAAAATTAACTGATATATATTTAAGTTCCCCATGGCGATTTTTGGCCGCAAAAAGTCTGAAATACTCCCCCCAAAAAGTCTGAAAAAAGTCTGAAATTAGTCTGAAAAAAGTCTGAAAAAATTTCTCCCAGGGGAACTAAATAGTCTGAACTATTATTTGAAATAGTAAACTATTTTTGGTAGAATGGAATAGCTTAGTAGTTTTTAAAATTAATTATCAAAAAAATCTCGAGATAAAAAAACATCAAAAAGATTTCAAAGAAAATTAATTTATAAGATTACTCAAGCTTTAAAAACAAAAACTAACTAACTTTCCAAAATGCCTAGACAGTTAAAGACTCAAAATAAGGGTCGAAATACAGTTGAGGTCAAAGTCACTTTGAAGCCTCAAGAAGCAAAACTTTTAGATGTTGCAATTTTTTTGGATGGATCAGGGTTAACCAGGTCTGCCTTTTTAAAAAAATGTATGTCTGAAAAAGTAGAAAATACAAGATTGGGAGATATTAAATAATGAGAACTAAGTTATTATTAATTGCTTTTCTCCTTTTGAGTTGGCAATCATATGCGATTATCTCAACTTTATATAATCGCTTAGATGCTCGTACTACTCAACTTGAAAAATTACTAGAGGATCTTTAAAAATGACTACTAAACTAATTAAATCAAAAAGAAACAAGATTAAGGATTTAAAAACTACAAGAGTTGGTTTAATCCTTCTTGGTCATGGTCAAAGTTCATGGGCTATTACTTCAGATGATGAAGTTAAAAATGTAGTTCTTGCCTTTCGTGCTGCTCGTTATATGCGTAGGTCATGGAAGGGAATTTATAAGTTTAAAAAAGAAGCAATAATTAATGTTCATATTTATGACATTACTAATTGTGAGACATGGAACCATAACGGATTTGGTCATGTTACTAACGAAAAAGGAGAAACTTTACCATTTATAGAAACCATTGACACGGTTTTATAAAATTTTTAACTCTTCCAGGGGAAACATTAATTAATTCAATTTCCCCTAATTACTTACAACAACTAACTTTTTATTAATTATGACTATTAAACAAACAACATGGACAGTAAGCTCCACTAATCCAAAACAACATGGAAAAAAAGAAAATATTTTTTCTTTTTCATGTAAATCAAATTATCAAATAAAAGATAAAGATTTAATTGATTTATTTATTACAGTAGGTCAAGGTATTACATACTGGGGAGAAGCTTATATTAATTTTCTACCTAATAAAGCCTATGAAAAAGGTTTTTTAAAAATCGAAAGAGAAGGTGGTATTTATATTAATATTAATCAATTTAATTTAGATTCAAATATTTTTTGCGTTGATCGTGGAGATGATACAGAAATTGAAATTATAGACACTAAGACAGTAAGAGATTTTATTAATACAATTAAATCTATTATTGAGAGTCCTAATACAAAAGGAGAATTAAAATCTAATTTAATTGAAGCTTTAGCAACTCAAGACTTTAGTTTATTAGATGCTGCGGATGGAGATTATATTTTTCAAAAATGTATTTTTGGAAGTTGTGTATATGGATAATTAAAATTAGATATAGATTAAATGAGATCAGGTTTTTAATATCCTGGTCTCTTTTTTTTATATAAAAATGATATATAATTAAAATGTACTTTCCAATTTTCTAAAATGAAATTAATTCCTTACGGTTCTAATCAAAATCTTGTTGAAATTAACAAAGATACAGAAATTTTTTATAGCTACAAAACAGCAGTAGCAGGAAAAATAAAAGGTAAATATTATCGGACTAATAGATGGTATAGCCAAACAACAACAAGACATATAAATAACTACTTAGGAAAATTAAAATACCTTGAATGTCATCCTAGCTTCTTTGAATCCATTGTTGATAATAATTATATTGATGTAACTCCAGTTGAAAAAAAACCCTTATTAATTAAAGGAGAATAAAAAAATGAAAAAAAAATTTAAAGACTTAATGATAGGTCAAGGTTTTAAAACTGAATTTTTATTTGATGATTGCTTAATTACTGGAATTAAAAAAAGTTCCCGAACTGCTTTAATGTGCCTTGATAACAATAGAAAAAATGATTTTATTATGTATATCGGCATGAATGAAAAAGTTTATGAAGAAAATTTTTTTGTATGCTCAATAGGATTTAAAAAATGAAATTTTCAGAAAAATACTATAAGGAGTTGAAACTAACTCCTTATCAACATTATCTAAATAATGTTTGGTTTATTGAAACACTTGATAAACTCAAAGATACAGGAACATTATTCATTCCAGATTTAAACAAAAAATTTAATAAAATGGGAGATGAAATTGAATGAATTTATCAACAACTCAAAAAAGAATAATTATTGAACTAATTAAAGATAAGTTTCATTTAAATAAAGAGAATATTCAATATTGCGAAAATTATATAAATGATGCTTTTTTAATGGAAGAAACAAAACAAGAGAGAGAGAAAAATATTGAAAGTAATAAACAGTTAATAACTGAGACCAGGTTAGAGCAAAGAGAATTATTCAAATTATTAAATAAATTTACTTTGAATGAAATAGAGGTTTAAAAACCTCTATTTTTTTATAGAAAAAAGATTTTTAATTTTGAATAGCTAACAATATTTATAAATTAGTTTACTATATATAGTGTTCACAGTAGAATACTGCTAGACACATACACTAACTTATGTCACTTTCCAAAAACAAAAAACCATTGAATGAAAATTCCATGAATGGTAAACCCATGAATGATTTAATTTATCAATCAATCATGGGAGAATATTTAATTCATCCCAGTGAATGTTTAGAAAATCTAAACATACAAAAAGCAATAAGCATGAATGATGAAGTAATGCTTAGAAAGATTCTTGAATGTGAGTATTAATTATGGATAAACAACTTAAGGAAAAAATTTACTCAAAACTTTATGATTCGGTAGGTTATTTAATGACTAACCACTCTGATTTACCAAAATCTATTGGGAAAGTGAAGCTTAGATTAAACAAAAAAGAAATTGCTAAATTATCAAACATTCTTTGGTATATTGCACATTCTGAATTATGGAGGGATAAGTAATGGGTAGAAAAATGACTAAATTGGATAACACTAATAAGTTATTCTTACATACACTTGGAAATCAAGTAGGTAGAGCAAAAATTCAAAGAAATAGAGATATTAAAAAAAATAAATTTATGAATACTATTCAAACAATTTCTAAAAAAACAAAATGAAAAAACAATTTATTATTCATGAGGATGGCTGTCATGGCTGGTTAGAAGTCAGTTATAAAGATATAACTGATTTAAATATTCAGAATGAAATTTCTGATTATTCTTACATCAATAGAACTACTAAAAAAATTTTTTTAGAGGAAGATTGTGATGCAACATTATTTTTGAATGAATTTGAAAAAGAATATGGATATAAACCAAAATTATTAGAAGGAAAATGGTATGAAGAATCTCCTATTAGAAAATTACCTTGCTACACTGCATGGCAATTTAATCTCTATTGGAATCCATTAGAAGGTAAAGAATTAAGAGACTATTTAAATTCTGAGGTTAAAAAATGAAAAATATCACAATTTCAAAAACTGAATTTAATACAGTTACAGAATTTATTTTCTCTTTTGAACAAAGTGAAAATCATTTACCTAGTCCAATACAAAAAACCGCAACATTAAGTGTTAAACATTCTATTAATGCAAGTGAAAAAGACATTATTAAAAATATGGTTAGAACTGCAATAAATGTTCTAACTAAAGAAGAACAGATGAATCTTGTAAAAATTTCAAGTTGTAGTTTTTACTTTGATGAATATCCAAAAGAAATTCAAAATAAATTAACAACTGCATTAACCTGGTTTATTGGAAGTTGGTATTTTCATATAGATCAAAGAAGTGTTATAGAGAATGAATTAATAAAAGAAAATCCAGTAATAGCTAGAAATATATATAGATTTACAGGTTAATTATGAATATAAAATCTAATAAAAAATACAAATTTATTGATAAAGATTTAGTAAATGGATTTGTTGTACTTACTGGAAAAGAATTAAATGCAATTCTTGAAAAATCTTACAAAGAACATATGGAGAAAAAAAATGAAGCTAAAAAAAACTAGAAAAGAAAGAAAATGCTATGAATGTAAATCTCTTATTAATAGGGGAGATTTATACGGCCAAAAAAGTATAGCACTCGGAGAAAAAGTTGATGGTCAAACAGAAACTTTTGATGGTATGAATGTAGTAGTTCATTATATGAGAATACCAGTATCAATTTGTCAATGTTGTTTGGAGAATAATGCTTGATAAAGAAAAATGGGAATATTCAAGGCATGAAGCTAAAGATTTAGCACAAGATTATCTTGATAGAGAACAAACAAGAGCTAGTTGTATCAAGTATTTTGAATCACATTTTAAAATATCTACATCAACTGCTAATAGATGGTACAACAGAATTTATAATGAATTGATTGTACCTGATATACATAAGGCTTTAGAAATACAATCTTATAAAGAGACTGTTGAAACTGAAATAGAAGAATGTATGAAAAAATTAAAAGGATTGACTATAGAAGAAAAAGTAAATGTTTTAACAAAAATAACTAAATTAAAAAAAGATTTAAAAAAGCTATGAGAAATTCTCATGATAATCATTAATTAATTAACTGGCATTAACTATTAGACCCTCTAGTTGCTAGATCATATTCTTAGTTATGTAAGTCCAGTACTTTTCAAATTACAAAATTTATTATGACTAAAAAATTTAGAGTACTTATGTCTGAAATTCATTCAGTTTGGTACACAGTTGAAGCTAAAAATGCAGATGAAGCTGGAGATAAAGCACTATACGGAGATTGTATAGATGAAGATGATATGGGTTGTGAGATGGGTAGCCAAGTTGTATGTGAAGTAGAGGAGTATGAAGATGACTAAAAAGAAAATGGTTGAATTTACAACAGTCACAGATTATCAGCAAAAATTCCGAATATGTTTGACTGATATATGGGAAGAGATATGTAAAGAAGAATATTTTGAAGATGAAGATGCTGATATAACCTATTGGGAAGAAGAAAATTTAAAAGAAATTGCATGGGATTATGTTTTAAAAAATCCTGATAAATATAAGGTTGGAGAAGGAGATTATGATAATGAAACTATTTTAGACCAATCAATTTGGGAGGAATGATGGATTCAATGATTAAAACTTATCAAATAAAATGGTTCGGAACTGTTTATAAAACTGTAGAATTACAGGCCATAAATGAAGATGAAGCTATGGAATTATTTAATAGTGGAGAAGGTAAAACTATTTCATATATAACCAAACATGATGACATTGATGAAATTATGGAGATTAAAAAATGAGTGATTCATTTATGCACAAGCACCAGGCTGCACTTGATAGTCAAAGAGAAGAAGCTGAAATTAACTGGTTATTTCCAGAAAATGAACATGATTATTGTTCTAGTTGTGATTGTATTTTACGATCTGATGAAGGAGATATTTGTTGTTCATGTGAAGAAATAGAAGATAAAGACTTTCCTTATGAGGAGGAAAATTATGAATAAAAAACCAATAATAGTTTCATCAAAATATTTAAAAGATGAAGATATAAATGAGCTATGGAAAATTTTAGGTCGTATAGCTGACGATAAAAGAATACCAGTAAATCCTAATGATGATGCTGAAATATTTATAGGTTATTTTAATTAATTTTTTTTATTTTTTTCTAAAAATTGATGTATTGATTCTCTTATTAAAAATCCTATAGAAATACCAGGTCTGACTAATTTTTTTAAATTTTCATACTCATTTTTATCAACACTAACGCTGATTCTTTGCAAGTTCTGGCTCATAATGAATGGCATTTATATATCAACATAATATCACATTATCCTTGAATGGCTTTTTTTGATCCTTGAATGGCTTTTTTCTATCATGAATGGCGATTTTAAGAAAAAGAAAAGAACCAAAAGAAAAAGAATATATAATATATAAATATATTTATTATAAATATATATATAAATATATATATACATATATGTATTTAATAAATAAAGAAAGAATTTTTTGTTGACAAGATAAATAATCATCTATACACTTACATACAAAGACATAAACTTATGCCAAAACAGAAACTCACTTTGTATTTAGAGCCAGAACACGTTGAATGGCTTGAATCTCAAGTAGATGAAGAACAAAAAGTATCTACTGTAGTCAGAAATCTTATCAGGAAAGCAATGAAGCTTAAATCAAAAAGAAAAACTATTAAGGTTGATGATTTTTTTAATACACCATCTTTAGCTCCACAATTTGTGCCTGACGATCTAAAAGAATACACCGATCTTTTAGTTGAATGGTGGACTATCCGATATAAAAATAAGGGAACTTGCTCTAGAACAGTTTTTGACCGCATTATTAAAACACTTAGGTCATTTCCATCACAAGATAGAAAAGAAGCTCTTGAGAAAGCTATTACAGGTGGCTGGAAAGACATCTACCCACTTAAGAAGAGTTACAAACCAGAAGAACCAGAATTTAAGCCTAGATATTTTAAGGCCAGCGATAATGATTTACCACCAACATTGGCTGAAATGGGTAAGACCGCTAAAGAACTTATGGAAGGTCAATTATGAAAACTATCGAACTATTAAAACCACTAGCTATCTTCAGAGATCAGGAGACTCATAAATACTTTGATGAGACTTTACAAAGATGGCTTGCTTTTTCTACAACAGAAGTTTGCAACGAGCTAACAGAAGAAGCTAAAGAAAACATCGAAGCTTACAGATATATCTGGGAGCCTAGAGGAGTCAAGGTGCATGAATGTCTACAGGAAACAATGCTTGGTAGTGGAGATGTTGATGCAGGTGATTACGAAGCATGGGTTGAACCATTACTTAATCATGAACTGTTTACACACTTTGAACCAATGGCTGTAGAACTTATGATGTCTATACCAGATAAATCAGTTGGAGGTCAGCTTGATTTACTTGGATATGATACAAAGACTAAACAGATCAGATTGATTGATTTAAAGACTAAAGGTAATTCTAAATATGACATTAGAAAACGATTTAAAGAAGGAATGATTGAAATTGAAGATCTTTTTTATCCTGATGAAAATATTGTTGTAAAACAATACTGGAAAGAACCTTACTTAACTGATAAACAGCTAGGTTGTTACATTGAAATGTTGAAACTAAACTATGGAATAATCCCAGATGTATGCAATACCATTTGGGCTTATGAAGGTAGGTGTATCTTAAATAACGAGCAGCCTACTGAAAGATGTCTTGCTGCATGGCAAGAAGCATGGGAAAAGTTTGAATCAAAACAGGAGCTATTCTAAATGCCAGATTTTCCAAAAAATCCATACAAAGGTCAGATCTTTTATGATCCTGAGTCTGATACTATCTATGAATATTTTGTTCCCAGAGAGGATGATTATTTTTGTAAAAAGTTAAAAATTAAACCGAAATGGGTTGTACCTAGTTATGAAAGTGAATTGGTAAATGGTCTGTTCTCTAAAAATGGAAAGGTTAAATATTTTTCATATAAAAAACTTATAGATGAGTTTGGTTATACCGCAGAAACTATAGCTGAACTTATGGAAGAGTTAAAAGGGTGAAAATTTTGATTGCCTGTGAATATTCTGGCATTGTTAGAGATGCTTTTGCAGCAAGAGGACATGATGCTTGGTCTTGCGACATTCTAGATACAGAATCGAAAGGACAACATATTAAAGGTGATGTTCTTAAACACCTCAACAAAGGTTGGCAAATGATGATTGCACATCCTCCCTGTACTCATCTAGCGACAACATCTGCTCGTTGGTTTGTTGAAGGTAAGAAACCTTTACATCTAAGAACAGAGGCACTTTCTTTCGTAAGAACACTAATGGCTGCTCCAATAGAAAGAATATGTATTGAGAATCCTGTCTCAGTTATCTCATCATATATAAGAGAAGCAGATCAAATGATTCATCCTTATGAGTTTGGTCATAAGGAATATAAAAGGACTTGTTTATGGCTTAAAAATTTACCTTTACTTAAAGCTACAAACAATGTTTACGAAGAAACAAAAAATCTTCCATTAAAAGAAAAACAAAAAACATGGTGGATGGGAGATGGCAAAGTTGATAGAGCTATTGTCCAGAAGAAAAGAAGTAAATTTTTTACTGGCATTGCATCAGCTATGGCAGATCAATGGGGAGATGAGACTAGACTTCCTGTTGCTGTTGAACAATTATCTATTTTTTAATTATGAGATACATTCTTGATGTCTCAGGCAGAGACTTAAAACTAATTAGAGCATCTATTGTTAACTTTCAAAGGTCACTAGCAATATCAAATGCTGCTGAATTTGATGGCTTAATTGATGAACTTGACGATTGTTTTCTATCTGTAACAAGACAGAAAAAAGAACAACTTAAATCTAAAGTAAGAAAAAAATGGGGTATTTTTAGATGAAATGTTTTTACAAAGAACTTGATCGCAGAAAAAAGTATTTAATTACTAAAATTCATAATGAGGTGGCTGCTCTTGGAGATAGCTGGTTTAGACATGAAATAACTGATGAGCAATATTGTTTACGAATACAGGAATTAGATAAACGTATTGCAGATTTACAGGGATGAATAATATAAATATCTACAATAATGATTGCTATGACATTATTGATTCATTAGGTAACTTTGATCTGACATTACTTGATCCTCCTTTCCAGGATTGGAATAAAATAAATTTTAAACTATCAAAAAACATAATTGCTTTTTGTAATCATAAATCCAGACATCAGGTAGAAAGTTTATTGGGTAAGCCCAGATCAGAATTGATATGGCATTTTGCTGATGGTAGATGGGTAAGTAATGATCTTCCCAGAATTACACATGATTATATTTATATATATGGTCAGCCAAAATCTGCAAGTGTTGGAGAATATCAGGATACTAAGACTGTAAAAAAAGGTAATGGTTGTATTGGTAGTGATAAGTTAGGACAGAGAACTTACAGGCCAAAGCAAAGAAAGCAATTAAATAGTGTATTGATATACCCAAGAAACATGAACAGTAAATTAGGTGCATGGACAAAACCATATAAATTAATTAAAAATCTTATTGAGTGGTTTCAGCCTAATTCTGTTATAGATCCATTTATGGGATCAGGAGTAGTTATTGATGTCTGTAAAGATTTAAATATAGATGCAACTGGTATTGAAATAAATAAAGAATATTTTGATTATGTGAAAGATAGATTAAATACTAATAAATCACAACAAGAATTATTTGCTCCAACTTATCAATTAAGTTTTCAGACAGGTATAAGAAACTTATGAATCCAAATAAAAGAAAAGGAGATAAGGCAGAAAGAGAAGCAGCAGAAGTGTTGACTAAGGTAACAGGATTTGAATGTAAAAGAAATCTTGCAGCAGGAATACCAGATGATGTTGGAGATATATATGGCATACCAAACTGCGTGGTGCAGGTGTGCGACTACAAGGATAAAAATAGAGCCTGTCTTGTTAAACCTAGAGAAGTAGAAACGCAAAGAAAAAATGCAGGTGTAGACTTTGTTGCAAGCATGGTTAGATTTAGAGGAGGGGAGTGGAGAGTTGTGTTAACACCAGAACAATTCAACACATTATTACAGGCAGCCTTGTCGTAAACAATATATATGTGTAATATATTAGAACAGTAAACTATTTTTACTAATGACCACAAAAGAAAAACCACTGCCAAAACCGCAGACTCTTTCTGAAGCTCTTGCTATCTTTCAATCAAAAGTTAAATCTGCTGATAAAACAGGTATAGCAAGAGAAACTAGAAAAGATAAAAAAACCAATCAGTATGTAACTACTGAACGGAAGTATTCGACTCTTGTAGATGTTGTTAAAGCAATTCAACCAGCAGCCGAATTAGGTATCTCTCATACTCAAACCTTTGACTATATACCTTTAGGTACAGATCAGGTTCTTACAGTTCTTACAACTACTTTATATTTCAAGGATGAAAAACTTGAAAGTAAATTACCTTTAAAAGAACTTAAAGGTTTTAATGTTATGCACGATCTTGGTATCTCAATTACATATACCAGAAGATATGCTCTTGGTGCTGCCTATGGTATAGGTTCTGAAGAAGATGATGATGCTATGTCATTAAATCAAGCACCTCCTAAAGAACCTGGTACTGGTAGAACACCTACTAAAGCTAATCAAAAACTTGAGCCTGTATCAGAACAAGCTATCAAGAATCCCCCAATCACAACTGAAGCTAGAAATTTAATCCAAGTTGAACTTAAAAAGTTAAATGAATCAAATCCTGATAAGGCAAAAGAAATTGCTGCCTCTTTCATCAAGGAGTTTAAAGTTCCCAGAGTTACAGGATTCATTACAGAAGCTAGACATGGTGAGTTTCTAAGTCATGCTATATCAAAGATAGATGACAACAAATGACATCAGAAGAAGCAGAGTTCTCAGGTCAACAAGTTATGAAACAACTTGAACAAAGACGAACAGAACGCAAGAAAGATTGGAACAGAAACGTATTTGGGGTGCGTACAAATGATGATCTTGCTTCTTTACTTAGAGAATATTGTAAGTCGAACAATCTCTCTACAAATCAATTTTTAAACAATTTACTAAAAGATTTTTTTAATTATGGCTGACTTTAATCCAGCACTACCATTACCTATCAAATGGTCTATAGGTGATGATCGTTTTAACGAAGGCCAACAGGTCTTGAGTTTAACAATTCCAGTTGACTCTGTTACACATTTCATAGATCATTTACAAAACCTAGTAGATCAAAAAGCAAAGGAGGGTGAAGTATATGACTTCAACAAAAAAGAGAAAATTAAAACTCAATGTGTACAAATCTACTCTAAGGCGATGGATGGGCAGTACGGAGTCTTTGGCAACATTAATCCACAAAAGCTTGAACGAGAGGTAAATGAAGAATTACCTTTCTAAAAGTAAAGATGAATATTTGGTTAAAGATCCTAACCTTAATATTCATTTTAAAATAATAAATGGTGTACGCTACTGGCTTACACCACCTCCTTCTAATTATCAAAAATGAGTAAAAGTCCAAATCCCTCTATTTTAAAACTACGCAAACTTAAGGATATAAGACGTAGAAATCTTGAAAGAAATTTTATAGATATACAAATGAAAGGTATGGATCATTATGTATTTATAAAAGAAAATGGCAAGGCACAAGTTGTTTATGAAGAGGGTCGTTGGGTTGCAGAACATATTAGGACTGCAATCCTTAAATATAATTATGAAATAGATAAAATAGATAAATTATTAATTAGAGATTTTACAGATGAAGAAATTAAGGAATATGAAAAAACTTCTTAATAGGATTAGTTTTCTTTTGCTTTCTAACTTCTTTTACCACAGCAGCAGCTTCAAGTTCAATTAATCTATTTAACATAGAAGCTAAAAATACATCTTGTTCTAATTTATGTCTAACAAGATGTGTACAATATTTTTTAATATCATTTATTTCATTACTTGCCATTATTTCTCTACAACGCATTTCAACATCTAACTTCATTTCTAAAGGTGCTGGTTCTATGTCAATGTTGAGAAATTTAGTAATTTTCATTTCATTGGAAAAAGTTGTTTTTCTAAAAGTTCAACTGCTCTATCATCTAACGTATTTGTAGTTTGTTTAGCTATTGTTTTTAATAAATCTACTATCAATCTTTTAACAGCAGTTGTAGTTAAGAAAGTGAGTAAGATTGGTTTTAAGATCTTATACATGAAATAAATATGTGTTACTTTCCAAACATAGCTACTTTGCTAGTATTAGACAAGAATCTTTACTTTTATGGCTGAAGAGAAAGAAGAAAAGGAAGGCATCGAATGGGGTGAACTCTTTGGTCACGCTATCAGATTCCTAATTTTGACTTGGAGTTTATCAATGATGACTCTTGGATATATGGGTAAGGTACGGATAGATGGAGCCTTCACTGCTGGCCTGGTTTCGGGGGTACTCGGTTCATACGGGATCTCAGTCGGTAACAAGAAAAGTGGCACAGGTAACGGAAATCCACCTAAAATAATAGATAATAGTAAAAACAAAGTGGGAATCAAATGAAAAAACTGTTTGCTTTACTTCTATTCTTACCATCTGCTGCATTTGCTGATATAAAACAGGAGTTTGTTACCTCTGCACAAATTACTGTAGATATGCCCTTCGTTACTACTCAAAAAGTTGGTACGACATATTCATTAAGCGGAAATAATATCACCCCATCTGTAACTGTAGGAGATACAACAACATCAGGAAAAATTGGTGGGATCAATGTTGGCTCTTTAAGTAATGGTGTACCAGCTATGATTCAAACCGATACTACAGTAACTACTAGCGGTTCAGCGTTCTCAAAGACAGAATCGGTAACTATGGGCGATGCTACTCCTTCTGCGGTAACTCCTTCTAGTGGAATTGCAGCATTACCTGTACTTGGTGGAACAACAACTGTGGCTTCGGGTGGTACAGCAGGAAACCTTGCTCTTACTTCATTAAGTTCTGGAGTTCATACTTGTACTGCTGGTGGATCAGGTACAAGCTGCATAGGATCTACTAAAGTTACTATTACGATTGACTAGACTTTGGCTGCTGGTTTTATTAGCATTACCTATAAGAACACTTGCTGTTCCTGTAGTTCCACAGTTTCGTACAGGCAGTTCTCAAACAAATAGCACATCAGAACAAGTAGTAAATGAAGTTATTACCAGCCACCAATACCGCACAGGATACTCATACTCAGCATCAGGACATAATATCGAATCTGAAACGGGATATATCAACCCTACTCCTACGACTACGAATGAACAAACGGTTGGGGGAGTAAACTTTCATTGGACTTCACCAAATTTAGAAGCTATCCCTCGTTGGTCAATTACAAACGATGGAGCAGCCTTCTCTCTACAAGAAACACTAATCACTCCAGGATTAGACACAGTCACAACCATAACTCGTCAAATAAATACAAGCACAACTACAGAAACTACAACTACCTTTGGACAATAGCTCTAATTCTTTGCCCTGCAAGGGTTTTGGCTAATACAACAGTAGCTTCTCCTTCTTCAAATGCTCAAGGTGTTGTAAATAATAATGCAACGATGATAACTCCATCAGCTATGCCATCTTACAGAATGAGCCAAGGCATAGTCTGTGCTTCGCCTAGTCTTACAATTACACCTTATTTAACAGATAGTTGGTCTTTTGCATTACCTAGAGAAACTATAACCAGAACACCGATCTATGATGAGGATACTGGAGAGATTAAATATTATTCTGAAATACCTAGATTTGAAAAAGATAATTTTAATTTAAATTATGGAATATCTGCTCAGTTTAATATCCCGTTAGGTAAGTCTCCAGCCCTTTGCCATGAAGCTACAGCAGTAAATATTGAAGCTCAAAGACTACTAATTAAAAAAACCAAAATGGAGATCAGTTTGTATCGTCTAGAAATGTGTGCAAAACAGGCAAAGTTGGGAGCTACATATAAACCTGGAACACCAGAAGCGGTTACTTGTCAAAATATTATTGTAGATATACCCCCCAATCAAGTTATCCCACATAATCACAAATTAGAGTAGACAAGCCACGGGTTTTAAACTTATCTACGGATTATTATTTTACAATAAAACAAAAAAAATAGGTAAGACCTTTCCAAACATCTTACCTATTTCCGTGTGCAATGGGATTCTTGGATGAATCATATTTAGTATAGCAGTAATTCAAAAAATAGAACTTGCATCAGCCACTACTGTTTCTTCTTCAATACCTGCTGCTTTTTGTGCAGCCATGTATTTTTCATACTGTTCATACTCTGCTGCTTCAAAGTATTTCTCTCTGAGAGCCTCTTCAGCGTCAGCAAAATAACTGGAAAGTGCTTGTCTTACAAGAGAAGAGATAGAAGTACCTGGACCAGCATGATATTTCAACAATTTATGCTGATGTTTTGTTATCTGAACTGTTAATCGTGATAGATTTTCATTCATCGTTTGAAAGTAGTTAAGAACATTGTAGTATCAATTTGATGTCATAGTCATTATTTTATTGGTTGATGGCAACTCAATGAAATCTCTGAAAGGATCATCTTTAGGAACTTTAAGATACTGAGTATCAAGACCAATCATAAAGTTATGGGCTGCTCTAACAGTAAGAGCAAAAGCTTCAGCACTATTCCAAAATGATCTTTTAAGACTACTATCACAAGACTTAGTAAAAATAATCTGTGCTGCTCTATCGTATGGCTTAATATCTCTATCAATACCATCAATAGGACTTGCCATACCTGTAGTGACAATATTCAACCAATGCAATGCCCTTTCTTTAGGATTCATTGTATGGTTATATTTTTTATGTCTTGAATGTTGGCTGTTATAGGTCATTTCAGCATAGATTTTTAATGCTGCTCCAAGAAAAAATGATCTAACTCTGGTTGTGTTAGTAGGACAGACCTTACCCATAAGATAAAGAAACTGATTATGTTTTAAATAAGTTTCTGCAACTATGGCATCATGGCATGGTCTAGAGTATTGTTCAGTACCAGTTGTGCTATTTATAGCAGCCATAGCGTGTCTTATGGTTGCACAATCTCTTCTGCTAATTCTGACACCACTAACAGTAATACGATCAGACATACACCTAGACTTACCAACATCCATTATTTGTTTAGACTTGCTAGGCATATTTTTAACAACAAGAAATGGTTGAGTCATTCCTGTTTGTACAACAGCCATTAATCTATGCTGACCATTGACCAGAGTGCCATCTGTATCAAAACAAATGGCAGAATCAGACAAGATAAAACGACTATTTCTCATCTCTCTTTTTAACTCTTCAAGATTATTTGTACTAATCTTGCGGTTATTTTCAAAGTTTTTTGTTAAATAAAACTGTGCTTTCTCTGGTGTAATAAATTCAAGAGAATATTCTAAGCCCTCATATACTGTTGAGAGGGCATCTGTAACTTGATTGGTCATGCTTCTTCGTTACCATGACTAAGGATTGCATCTTTAAGCTGTCTGTTAAATTCAGCGTTTTGCTCTGGGGTTGCCATCTTTGGCTTTTTTTGTGAATCTTCGTAGTCACGAATCATCTCATAATCTTTTTCATTTTGCTTAATTCTTGCAAAAATAATATTGGCAAGTTTTTTCAGCATCATGTCATGCTCAACACCTAAAGTATTGATAGAAAGCTCAAAACAATTTAAGAATTGATGACCTCTTATTGTAAATTCATCAACGCTATTTCGGTTTGATTTAAAAAATAAATGAACTTTATCGTTCAAAATATCGTTGTCAAAGTAAAAATCATCATTATCTTCAAGATGATGACTTGTTTTGTTTTGCATGGAAAGTTTCATAAAACTCCGTAAATGTTATTGCCTTTATAGTTTATCATTAAACTGTCATCACTTTGTATATGTTCTCGAACCGTAACAATGTTACTTTTTCTTTTTAGTCAACTTAGAAACGGCTTGCTTAACTAATGGCCGTACAAGCCCCAAAATAGCGGGAGCACTCGCCCCAACCAAAGCAAGGCTAAAAACCCCAACAAACTGTGGAGCAGACGGAATGTATTGATCTTTCCACTCAACCGCTTCATAAAGAGTTATGCACTCACTTCCATCTTGACTTCTTTCATGCCCGATGACACGTTCTAACTTTTTATCGTTACGAAAATCCCCTACTCTCTGGTCATTCTTGCCAGGGCAGGGAGGAAAATCTGGTGGGGGAGGGTCAGGTGGTGGTGGAATTTTTGGCTGCTCTGTTTCTGGTAAGGGCGGTGGTTCATTATTGATAAGCGGTTCTTCTGTAATGACGAGATTCTCAGGTGTATAGTCAAGAGGTACAAAGCTAGGAAACGGAAAATCGCACGTTGTAAAAACACCATTTGGATCTTCCAACAATAAATTACGATTACCAGTATTTTTTATATCACGATGTTGATATGTACAACCAGGTGCATCAATATCTGGTGGTTTTGTAATAGTTAAATAATAAGGTTTAAATGGTTCTGGTACATTTGGAATGTATATCTCAGGAATATTTATATCAGGTATATCAATCGAAGGCATCTCTTTTCTTCAATACTTCTACTATTGAAAAGCATTTAGGACAGGACAAGTTAGTCATTACAGAAAACTCGGGATAACCACTCATGTCCTCTTCAATATCAATGTCTCCACCTATGATTAGTTCTGTATCACACCAATAACATTTCATTTGATTATAGGCATAGATGGACCTGTCATTTTGGGTAAGCCCTGATCTAATAATTTAGGCATCATACCTTGTACATTACCAAGAATTTCATTCATTACTCTTGATTTGAACTGTTCTGAAGTTACATACTTGTAACCTATTACTCCTGTGGCAGTCATGGAGGCTACCATTACGAATGAGATGATACTCAATACGTTAGCAATTTTTTGAAACATGATTAAAGAAGCATTTACAAGAGCGTTAGCACCTATTTCTTTGATGGTGCTTTTCTTGATTGTTGGTTTAAGTCCACTGTACCTGATTGCTGGCTTGATGACTCGTTCTTTTTCAACAGTAACTCCCCAAACTGAACGCCACCCTGTAAAGCGTTGATATTTATATTCGCTGCATCTAATTCTTTTTGTGCAGCATCTCTTGTCTGAACTTGCCTAACAAGTTCTTCTTTCCACTCAGCAATTTGTTTTTCTGTAATGTCTTGCATAGTTTTACTTAAACTATAGACCAAACTGCACCAGATGGCACTGTAACAGTTATACCATTTGCTATTGATGGGTCTACTGAAACTGCATTATATCCAGAAGTTAATGTATGATTTGAACTTATCGTTGCTTTCATTTCCAAAATTCCGTTACTTCCTAAAATTTTTGGTGCAGTTACAGATGTTAAATCAGAAATCCCAAGTTCACTTGCAATAGTTCCAACTACACTTAAGTTTCCTCCAACATCTGCATTAGCAGCTACCTCAAGTCCTGTTCCGTTTATTAGTTTTAAAGCTGTGCTTGTAAATCTTCCACAAATATTATTAGAACCAGCTTTTCTTAATGCAAATTCAAATAAACCATCTTCTGTAGTAGAACTTGCATCATCAATTTTTGCTGTCATCTTTGCATATACTTCTTTGCTGCCGTCATCACTTTCGCCAGTAAATTTAAGCTGACCTAAGTAATCTGCGTCTGCTGGTGATGCACTATTTCTATAAAGTTCAATTATTGGTAAAGCTGAACTACCTGTATCAGTTGATAGAAGAGTTAAAACACCTGCTCCATCATAAGTAAATGTTGATTCTCCATTTAAAGTATTTGCAGTTCCCGATCCAGTTATTACTCTATTATCTGCATTATTATTTATTGTTGTGCCAGACCCACCACCTGATATTTCAGCTACAGATCCATCATCTTTCTTTGTAAATAATTTACCTTCATCTGTTCTTACCGCAACTTCTCCTACAGCTAAATCACTAGCTTGTGGATCACTACCGCTTCCTCTTTTTAATTTTATTGTGTTTGCCATAAGCCATACCTCCTAAGAATTATTATTAAGAGTATGACCCACCATCTATATCAAAACCAGAAGTAGATTCATCTTCGAGAAATGTTACCAGGTCAGACAGTGCAACCTGTTTCATCGTTCCAGCGTCATTCATAACCATACGATCAGCAGCAGCTAAAGTTGTTGATGTTGCAGATGTTCCACCATCTATAATATTCAATTCTGTTGTTGTAACAGTAGCACCATCAAGGATCGCAACCTCTGTTCCTGTTAAATCAGCAAGTGCGGAGGCCGTTCCAGATGCCATAGTTGCTAATTCTGTTAGCTGTGCATCTGAAGCCTGTTTCGCATTTAATTGAGTCTGTATTGCAGAAGTTACTCCGTCTATATAATTTAGCTCAGTTGTTGTTGCAGTTACACCATCAAGTTTGTTTAATTCTGCTGTGCTTACTGTAGCTCCATCTAATATCTGAACTTCTGCTGAAGTTAGGTCTGCAAGTGAATTAGCAGTAGCTTGAACCATAGTTGCAAGCTCAGTTAATTTTGCATTTGAGGCTTGTTTAGCATCTAACTGTGTCTGAATATTTGAACTAACTCCATCTACAAAATTCAATTCAGCAGTTGTAGCTGTAACTCCATCTAATTTATTTAGTTCAGCAGTTGTAACTGTCGCTCCATCTAAAATTTGCACTTCAGCTTGTGTTAGTGCAGCTAACGCAGAAGAAGCACCAGATTGGCAACCAGAGAGGTTATCTAGGTCAGCGTCATAAGCTTGAACATTAGTTCCGATTGTTAAGCCAAGACTTGATCTTGCTGTAGCTCCAGATTCAAGAACAAAGGTTGAACCATTACCAACAATAATTCCACCATCTGTTGTAGCAAGACCAGCTATAGCAGCTAATCCAGCATCATAAGCCTGTACATTTGAGCCAATCGCTAGACCTAATGCAGACCTCGCACCTGAGGCTGAAGTTGATCCTGTACCCCCGTCTGATATGGCTAAAGTTCCTGTGATAGAACTAGCATCTAACTTAAGAGCTAATTCAGTGGATTCAATAACAAGGCCACCATTTGATTTGAGGTCAAGAGATAATTCTGTGCCTGACTTATCAAGTCCATTTCCAGCAGTTACTTCTCCGCTTGAACTGAATTGTGAAAAAGCTAGTGAGTCAGATCCTACACTTGCACTTCCTTTATTAGTTGTACAAACAAAACCCTTGTCACCATTAGCTGTTCCCTGTTCAACAAAGGTAAACATACCAGCAGCATCCGCACCAGCAGCTAGGTCATCTGTTCTTGACCATGAACCAGCCGCACATTTATACAATCCGTTCTGCGAACCAGTACTTTGATTTTTAACAAGTACTCTGTCATTTGCAGTTACAGAAACACCATCAATAGTTTGTGTTCCAGATAAAGTTATATTTGCAGTTGTAGCAGCTACCACACTGTCTTTTACGTCTAATCCCTGTGCAACTCCATCTACATAACCTTTATTTGCAGCGTCATTATCACCTGTTGGATCGGCTAAGTTTGTTATTTTTTGGCTGTTTGCAGATACGCTACCAGTAGGAGCAGCCATCTGATCTAATCTATTTGCTCTAACACCACTATCGAAGTCACTGATTTTCGTATGCTGAAGCGAAGGTACGTCTGCGGCTACCATTGAACGGAATGTTGCAGCCCCATTACTTCCGTTTGGTGCGGCAAGAAACGTGTTCTGTGTTCTGCTTGTAGTTAAATCAACAAAACTACCAGAGCCACCTATAGCCTCAATACTTGTAGCAGATCCTCCTGCTCCACCCGTTCCAATACCGATAAAGAGTTTCTTACTGCCTTCAGCAAAAGCTAATTCAGCATTTTCTAAACTAGCTGGTGCTCCTGATCCAGTAGATCGTTTGATTCTAATTGTGTTAGCCATAGTTTGTTAGCTCAAAAGTTTCCACCATCGACCAGGTTTTCGACAGTGCGTGTAGCATCTAGTCTAAGTGTATCAGAACTTTGCTGATAGTACATAATCGAATTGTTGACTTTACCAGCATGATTTAACGTAATGTCAAATCCTTCTCCTTGTGGACCTTGTGGACCTGCGGTTTTTACAGTTACAACACGGGTTTCACCGTTAACTGTAACTTTGTTTTTGGTTTGACTAATGTTAATGTTACTCATTACATTGTGGTATAGCCTTGGCTTACAAATATTGTACCTTCTACATAATATTCTTGCTTACCTGCTGGATTCTGTATCTTTACGTCATAATTTAAGATATTTGGTGTAAAAGTTTCTGTCTGTGCCCTAGTAAGAGTCAAAACAAATGTTCCGTTAGTTGGAGTTGGTATAGATACTGCAAAATCAGCATATTTAGTGGAGCGTGACTCATCCCATACTTGGCTTGCAATACTATAACCAGTGAGATTTACTGGATTGTCATTTCCATCTGTAAGAGTAATATTTTCATCATGGTCTGCTCTTCTTTGAACAGTAAAGTTATATTCGCCAGCTATTATTGCCATCAACCTGCCTCTTCTGCTGTATTACCTTCTGCAACCCATTCTAAGTATTCTTTGTAATCTGTGTTTAAAGGAGCAAACGGTATACAAGAAACCAATCCATTGTCCTCTATTTTTTGAATACACTGAAGAGGTCCTGTTTCTGGATCGTCAGCATATTTTTTGTAACGTGTTGCCATAATTAATACTCCGCTCGAAATTGAATTAGACCAGCAGCTTGACCTTGCAATAGTCCAGCCTGTCCACCTGTAACACTTGAAGTGACAACATTAAATCCCCAATGTCTTGGGAAGCTAGTAAGATCGTCACCCATTTCATGCGTAAGACTATTCATATTAAAGTTGCTTGATGAGTTTCCTGCTCTAAATCTAGCGTTAAAACTTTCAGATATATAGGTAGGATATGTCCTCATTGTCTCAGGAAAATAGAAAGCTCCTTTAACATTAGACGTACTATTGCAAAAACAAGACGTATTTCCTATGAAGTTATTTGTAGTAACTCTGTAAGTGTAGCAATATCTTTGACACTCTCTAAGATCTTCAGCAAATGATTTAAACTCGAAATCTGTCGCTACATCACCTACTTCAAGTTGTACTCCTGTAAGAGAAAAAGTAGCATTATTAGTTGTAAGCCATGTTGTCGTAAAGTCAGGCATACGAGTTGCTTCAGTTAATTGTGCCCACTCATTTAAAGGTCTCGTTCCAGTTGTATCTGTTCCTCTAAATAAATTAAGCTCTAACCTTAAACCTTCATCCGCATTGTTTTCAAAAGTTAAATTAGCGTTTCCAGGAATTGTTTTTATTATTTTTGTCCAAGTATCAGCAACTAAAACACCTGTTTCCATCACATAATTTTGCATTGTTCCATCTCTAGAAACCAAATTAAAATAGAAATTTTGTGAAACACTTGATTTACACCAAAATTGCAGAGTTATATAACTAGAAGGTGACGTATAATTCCAACCACTTTGTGCTACATTTTGTGCTTCAATAGTCGTTTGAATTTTTACTAAATCCCCTGCACCAGCACCACTCGTTTGGTTTCCATTAGTTATTTTATAGCTTCTTCTAAAACCTAAATTATAAGGAGTTCCTGCTGCTGCTCCTATAGCACCTTGTTCTTGTGTAATATTTTCGTCTAATCCACTTGTTTGACATTTAAATCTATCAACAGTTTTAAAACCACTTTCACTTACTGCTGCTCCAGTAGGACTATATTGAGCTACGTTAAATGCCCCATTATTAATTAAATTTCTATTTGATCTATTAGTAATGTTTGCAGTACACGATCCATCGGTATTGTTTATTGTGATCGCAGCAGTACTAGCTCCTACACCTTTGATGCTGTTGACTTTTATTTCAGACATTAGCTGGCCTCCTCGATTGTATTAGTTTTAGCCCATTCAAGATATACTTGATAATCAAAATTCTCTGGTTCAACAGGAATAAAGACATTATCCTCTTTTCTAAGAATAGTTTCATCTTCCTCTGTCTTTTTATAAGTGTAGTTATAAGTTGGATAAGCCATAGTTACATCTCCGCATCAGCTAAAATAAATTCACCGTTAGAACCGCCTTGCGATCTACCATAGATCGGTGAACCATCTACTCTGCCAGATGTGCCTACACCGAACCATATACTTTTACTTTTTGAAGTTAGGTTGGAAATAGTAGGACTATTCACAGTTACATCTGCACCTCGATACCTTAATCTTACTTGACCTCCTGATCTAACGCTAATCGAAGGTGCTGTTCTCATAATTACACGAAATGCGACTTGCATACGAAAAGCGGAATTGCCTTCTGTTACTCCATAAAAATTACCTCCGCATATTGAACAATATCGTTCACAAAGAGCAAGATTCTCAGTCCTTAGTCTATATTCAAAATCAGTTGCAACATCCCCTATCTCAAGTTGAAAACCAGTAAGATAAGCTGTTTTACCAATATTAGCTACCTCCATTGCTACCATTACATTTGTTGCACCTATTGTTGGAATTGTAAAAGTCTTACTAAATCGTTGCCAACTGGTCGTAAATGTAACCGAAGTACCTCCTACCGCAGTAAACGCAACCGAATTTGTACTGCTAAATTTTGAATCTCTAAAGTTAATAACACAGGTTGCTGCTTCAGTTCCAGAATCGACTTTGGCATAAAAACTCAAAGTACATTTTTTTCCAGCTTGAAATGCACCTTCGTGTCCAGTTCCTAGAAGTTCTACAGGTTGTCCAATAGATAAAGCACTTCCACCATGTGTTAATTTTGCGGAATATAAAAAGCCATCTGGAGCGTCAGTGCTTCTTGCATAAGTCAGACCAGAACCAGCAGCCCAAAATCTGTCAGCCTGGTAGACCCCATCGGTTGTAGTTGACGTTCCCCTTTGCCATAATTCTAATCCTCCATTTATGAGTAAATTTCTATGGCTTAGCTGTGCTCCATTTATGCCTTTAACTGCTTGTAAACTATCATTAGAATCTTTAGTTGTAATAACTCCGTCTACGTCTGTGCTTGGCAGTTTTACAGTCCTATCTGCTGTGGGGTTTGTATCTGGTGCAGATATTGAAACACCGTTACCACCACTATGTTTTAGTTTTATTGAACTCATGCAGCCTCCAATGCAGCAACTTTGGTTTCTAATGTTTCTATTTTACCTACCGCTTCCTGTAATGCACCAGTAAGTAAAGGAACTAATTTACTATAATCTAAACTTTGAGGAACTATAGCATTATCACTATCAACAGCATCTTTTTCTCCATATACAGACTCAGGAACAATAGTAGCCATCTCATGTGCATAAAATCCATCAACAGTTGTGGTTGGGTCAGTTTTAAAATTAAATCTATATGGCTTCATAGTTTTTAATCTAGTTATTGCATTAGATAATGCGATAACATTTTCTTTTAAACGATAATCAGAGGTAGTATTGAAATTTGTGCCACTGGTTGTTGTAGTTACAGATCCAACAAGAGAGTTTCCGCTTCTTTTAAATAAAATTGAACCTTTTGCAGTAGTAGTAGAAAATCCAGTTCTAATTTCAAAAGCATCATTATCTTTCGATATAGCCATAAAACCATCATTACTCATTCTTATTCCTACGACTTGATGGTCGGATTCTGTCTTACCGACGAGCACTTGTCCATCATTATTAAAAAACGTATTACCGCCCGCAGCGGCAAGTCTTATCTTTTGACTACCCGTATTGTCATATATAGATAACTGTGCAGAAGCATTATCGGCTATTTCCCCGAAAAAATATCTACTTGTTCCATTTGGAGCAGCTATCTTTAATGAAGATAATGTTGAACCAGTAAACACAGGGTTTGCACTGCCACATTGAATATCTCCAGAACTGTCAATTTGGTATCTAGTAGAACCTCCCGTATTTATATTTACAATGTCTGTTCCAAATGAAATTCCTGTGTTGCTGTCTGTTCCTGTAAAAACTGGTGCTGACGCTGACCCATCAACTCCAGAAATACCAGTTGTTCCGTTAAATGTTAATGCCATAACTACAAGATAACAAGGATTGAACCGCTTGGCACGGTTATAGTAACACCAGAATTAATTGTTGGTGAAACTGAGTGTGCGTGTTTATTAGTAGTGATTTCATAGTTTTGAGTAACATTTTGATCGTTTTCAAATACCCACTGATCGTTACCACCACCTGTTGCTCCTGCACCACCAGCAACGGCTGTAAAAATAGTACCATTAAATATCTCAGCTTCAGTAGTTGTTGAGTTAAATCTTATTTGACCAGCTTGCGGACTACCTGGTCTTTGGGCTGTCGTACCAACAGGAAGTTTTAGTGCAGTCGTATAGTTGTGAACAACCTCTCCTGTAAAGGTTGCTCCATCCGCTAAACTTGCAAGACCTAAATTATCTAGCGTAATATTACCAATAGTTGTAAATGACCCTGTTCCAGAACTAACCGCAGTACATATCTTTAGTTCATTAGTAGTTGTATTGATATGAGGTTGATATTGAGCTACATTTGCTACACCACTTGGATCACCTGTTTCAGAGTTTATTGTTCTTAATGCTTGAAATATATCTTTCATCGCAGTGCGAACTTCCGCACCAGTACCGTTATCTGGGAAGAAATTATTACCGTTCTCTTTTCCTGTGGTATTAACTCTAGTCATCTAACAAGAAATGTTTGTTCCCATTGTACTATCCTTTGCCAAATCCGACAGCTTGGAACGTAAATTCTTTGCCATTGATAGCACTACCTCCACTATCTTTAAACACAATAGTAAAACCTGCACCATCTATACTAGATACTTGGAAAAATTCTCCAGCATTTAAATTAAGAGCAGTAATACCGATGGATGGAGGATTACTGTTTGGAGCAGCATCAAGTCCAGTAGCTCCTGTAAAGAATGTATTAGTGAAAGATACATTTGTAGATCCGTTAGCTGTTAATACATTGCTTTGTTCAGTTCGTCTTAACAATGATGCACTGAAACCAAGTTGTGAAATTTTTATATTTTGTGCTGGATCGTTAGTTTCTAATTCTGCTTTAAATTTAAAACCTCTACCCTTAAATGTTCCGTTAGCAAACTCATTAAAAGCTGTATAAGAACTCATATCTTGAGATACTGCAACAAGTATCTTTGAATTTACACCAGTAGCTTCTGATCCATCAAAATCTTCCCAAGTGTCAATTAAAGCTGTTCTGTCATCAAATAAAGTACCAATATAAAATCCTTCTGTAAGAAAATGACGTTTTAAATCTAAACTAAATACTGCACCTAAATCCAATGTCTCCGCAAACTCATAAGAACCTTTCATATTTCTTTTGACTACAACATCTCCAGAAGTAACTAAGGTATCACTAGCTGTAATTGTAAAATTATTTGCATCCACCACAGATACAACAGCAAACTCTCCATCTACTGAATCTCCTGATAAATAATCTACTTGAATTACCTGTCCTACAGATAATCCGTGAGTATTAACTGCACAAGTAACAACTGTACCTGCAACTGAATTATCAGATCCATTTGACTGCACATATGTTCCAGTAAGCCTTGCTGGATTCGTCAACATTAGAGAGTTGCTAGGAGCATCGAAATTTACATTAGTTTTTACTGATGTACAACTACCGCTATTATTAAGTGAGCAGAACTTTTGGGCTAACAAATCTTCCCTTCTAGTCATTGCTGTAAGTTGAGATGTGTTATCAGGAAGATCAATAACTATACTTGTTTCACCTCTACTAAATCTTCCTCCATCATCTTGGAATTTTAAAATATATTCTCCTTCTAAAAATGGAACTACAGCTTGTGTTGAGTTTCCAGGTAAAGCATCTACAAGATCAACTGCATTGGCAAAAGTTCCTGTTCCATCTGTTAGTGTCGAATGTCTTACATAAACAAAACCACCATGAGTAACATCTATATCTTGAGCCACGTTCCATCTAAGCCTTATAAGTTTTTCTGAAAAAGGTTCTATAGTTAAGCCAGTAACATTTTCTGGTCTAGCAGTTTTTCCTTCAGCGTTAAAAAGTAAATCAGAAGAAGTCGGACTTAGCTGTAATGCAGAGTTATAGCTAAATACTTGAATTTCGTATGTACCAATATCAGTGTTAAATATCTCAAAATCAGGTGCGGAAACTGTAGTTGAAACAAAGTTACCATTATTAAATCTATAGTTAACTTGATATTGAGTAACACCAGCTACAGGTTGCCAACTAATAATTAACTTTGATACTGCATTATTATTTATTGCAACTATTTTTTCTTCAGCTACTAAAGCAGTAGGAGGATCTACAGGGTCATTTAAAATCGAAATGTCTCTTTCTTCTATTTCTTCTGCCTTGTCAATAAAATTATATTTATCGGGTACATAAGACAAAGCTGTAATTGTAAAACTAGCTCCATCGTTTTCTTCAACTGTAATTACTCTAAACTTTTGAGCTAAAGTATTGTCATACTCAATTATCCAAACACTATTGGAATTGGGTATGGTACTAAAAACACCGTTAATTAAAATTGTACTACCAGAAATATCCGCAACTTCATGTTGTTCAACCGTTCCATTAGGCAATATTACACTTAACTGAGGGTTGTTATCTAGTTCTAAATTTGTCTCGCTTGTATTATCTACAATAATCGTATTGCTAGTAGCTGATTTAATTCGACCACCTACTCTTACTCCAGACCGTACAGGATCAGCAATATCAATAACTGCACCTGGTCTGACAACTACTCCAGAATCTATAGAAGTAGAAAAAGTAACAACTTCTGATTCATGTTGTTCTGCAAAGAGAACTGCTCTCCCCATTCGTCTAGCTTGTTTTCTAGAAGTACATCCAAATGCTTTTATTTGTTTTGTTATAATTCCAAACTTATTTACAGCGTCATCATCTCTAACCTCTTCAAAATCTATTTCTCTACTTCTCATATTAAAAAACCCAACAGATATAACTGTATGTCTTGTTTTTAAACTACTGCCCTGATAACTAAATCCTTCTTCAGTAACATTGGCTAGTGTAAATAAATAACTAGCATTTTTCGGACTATCTTGAGCAAGTTGAATACTACCAGCAGACCATATAGGCATACACCTCATAACACCTGCTAATTCATTTATAAGTTCAAAAGCTCCATTTGAAGATGTTATATTTACATTGCAAGCAAACCTAGCTTCTCGATTAACAAGTTCATTAGAATATTTACTTGCAGTAAAGTAGGTAAACAAGTCTATATTTTCATATAAATCTGTATCGCTAGGGCTACTAGGATCAAAATTAGGAGATATATGAACACCAAACCCATACCTTTGATCTGTAAGTAAATCAAGTAGTATCATCGCAGGGCAAGTTGTCCACTTTGCTTGCTGCATGACACCGTTAAAAATATAGCCATCTGGATATACAATTCTACCCGTAGCATTATCAACAGTTGGAGTTCCAGAATTAAGAGCACCTGCTCCTGGAATCCTTACTTTTATGCCTCTAATTCTGTACTTCCTCGTTGGTACAGAACCAAATTGCATAGAGTCAAGTCGAAGAGAACAATAAGCACAATCAGGAAATGTGTCAGTTTTATCAAATACTTCTGTAATAGTTGTCCATTCAAAAGCATCTTGAATACTTGAAGTTGTACTATCATTAGTGACTCTTGTAACCCTTACTCTTACTGGAAAAGTGCCGTTTAAATTGATTCTGTAATCTTTCTGGTAAGCATCAGCAGTTCTACCTGTTATTTTGTCATCAACTTTTTCTTGAAAAGCACCATTATTAAAACTGACAGATATTTTTAATCGTATTGTTCGACCAAGCAAATCACCTTTTGTAGTTGCCTCTTGAAGTGAAGGAACTGTTATCGTAATTCTTACTGCATCAGGATTTTCAGCATTTGGAAGTCTATTTGGTATCTCTCGAGTTACAGGGATACCTTTCTTAACAGTTACTCCTACAGCAGTACTAGAAGAATTATTTACTATACCTTTAATTTTTCCCTGACCCGAAGTACCAAATCTAGGAACAAAACGTACATTTCTAAAATTAAAGTCTACATTTCTAGGATCAGCAGAATTAGCATTAGGTCTTAATATAGGTGTGTCATTAAAAAATATATCTTTTTTAGCAGCATTATTATACGCATTGGTATTTTTTGTCCTGCCTTCTTTTGAGGCAGTTGCAAAACCTTCTATCTCACCTTCAGAAATTAATTCAAGAAAAGTTCCAAACTGCCTACTATTTAGAGTATCTTTTTCTATTGTTGGATCGGGTTGCCTTCTTCCTCCTCCACCAGAACCAATAATCTTATTTGGTATATTCCTCATTACGAATCATCCTCCACTTCTACTTGTACAGTATCTATTGCACCAGAAATAAGTACAGACCCAGTAAATATTTCTCCATAAACAAGAGGGATAGGAGTACCTGCTCTAGCAGTATTTTGAGTTCCTGCAAAATTAAATGATATTCTAGGATCATCTTCTCGTTCAGTCGGTTTAGGCATAGGAAATAGCATTTCACTAACTCCACTTAAAACTAAATAACCACCAAGATACACCATAGATTTAGCTACAAATGCACCACCCAAGACAGAACTTGAGAATGTAAGACCACTTGTAAAACTAAAACTTGCACCACCTGTAACAAAAGCTAGTCCAATCATTGCTGCACCAAATAAAGCCCTTCCAAGACCACCAGATCCAGCTATAACAGGAATTATATGTATATCCTGTTGCCCAATAGGATAATGTACTTCTTCTTTACTTATTTCATAATCCCCTATTTTTACATGATAATAGTTTGGATTCATGTGAGGTTCTACTTGAGGAAAATTATTTACTAAAAAACTAATTGCTTTTGATAAACTATTTACTTCTATTTCAAACTCTTTATGACCTACAAATTTTGCAAGCTCACCATATAGTTTTAATTTACGCAACATAACGATACCTCTTTCCTGTGGATTTAAACAGCCATTGAGAATAAGGCTCTCTACAAGACAGTCTATCGGTTAGATGATGTAAAACATCCCCATTTAAGAAAACAGCTACATGATTTAATCCAGACGATCCAATAGACATCAATAGTGTATCCCCATCCTTTAATCTTTCATCAGGTCTTAACTCTCTAAAACCAGTTCTCCAAGCACAACTTTCAAATAATGGATTTGAAATAAATTCTTCTGGAGTTGTAGGTCTATCCCAATCTTTTAACTCAATGCCTTTTTCTTCTTTATACCAATCTCTTACTAAACTCCAACAGTCAGTAACACCCCATACCCACGGTCTGCCTAGTAACGGTGGCTTATATCCACAAGGCTCTAAGTATGCCCACTGTTCTGTCTGAGGATTCACAATGTGCCAAGGAAGATTACTTTTTTCGCAACCGATTTTATCTGCCTGACTAGGAGTAGGGGGAGTTATTGGATGACTATGAACAACAGCAGTAATCTCACCTGTATTATCTGCTTTTATATAATCTTCTGGGTCGATTATAAAACATTGATACTCTGTCATAGATAAATTACGACAAGGAAAATATCTTTCCTTACCTTTTACATTTAATAATAAACCACAAGATTCTTTAGGTTCTTCACGTTGTGCATGAAGTAATGCTTTATATTTCCAACTCATATTATAAAAGACCCAATAGCAGGAAATAAAGTTCTAGTACATTGACGTTGAGGTGCTCTAACTCCTGCTATATCAAATACTGCTGCTAATTCAAATTGAACAATATCTCTATTTTCTACAGATTTTCTATCAACAGTATAAATTTCTTTTGGAAACTCTGCTGTAGGGTCTGGTGTTCCAAAAGGATTTACTTGAACACCATTTTCATTTGGAGGAAAATTAACCGCATCAATATAACGTGCCAAGGTTCTTATTCTTGTTACAGTTGCTCCTCCAAGATCATTACCAGCAGTTACTTTATTTATATCAAGAAGAATTGCTGTGATCGTACTTAAAGCATTACTAACAGTAAAGGTAGGTCGAGGTAATTGTCCTCTTCTAAAAGCAAAGCCTTCAGCTTTTATAGGCATCTTTAAGTATTGATCTCCAGCCCATATAATATCACCGTTATTATTTAAGTTCGTACCATTATGAAATCTATAAATCTGATTAGAACCATGTAATTTGAGAGAGGTCTGTAAAGTAAATAGTTCAATAATTGATGAGGGAGTTATCCTCTGTAAATCACTTGCAACACTACTAATTGAAATATATCGAACTTCGTTATCATAAACAATTTCACCAATAGTGGTAACCCAATTAGGTTCATTATTTCCTGTTGTTCCTGCTTGTGTAACTTGAAAAAATAATCCATTATCAGCAGAAGTAGGTGCAACTATCGTACCTAAAGATAAGACAGCACCAGCACTCCATACAGTTGCAGCACTCATGCTTCAAAAACCTCTCTAAAAGTTGCTTGTATTGTAGCTCTGTTATTAAATGGTATTGATTTGCTCCATCTTTCGCAAACAAACTTTTGAGATAAGGATTCACCTGGTGGAGTAAAATCAAAACTATCACTATCATCTGGTTTACCTGCTGCGTTTGCACGGGCGTCTAAGAAATCTTCTATAACATCTGCATCTGATTCTGATACTTCAAAAGTAAATTGATATACTTTAGGATTCTGATGTTCTGTCAATCCAAAATTAATTCTGTGTTCAAAACCATCTGCAAAAACAATAGTGCGAACTTTAGGTGCAGATGTTTTTCGCTGTCCATATTTAGGTTTTATTGAAGGAAAGGTAGCCATTATGCAAGTAATCCTCCTGGTCTTTGTTGTTGTATTATTTCAGATTGTACTGCACTTGAAATAAGTAAACCAAGTTCTCTTCCTTGTTGTTCATCTCCCTCAACAGAAGAACCAGAAGCATCTACGTTTACTACGATATTTGTTGAACCACCAAGAGCATGATTTGGTGTAATCATTCCAGATACACCTGGGCTAAATAATTCTGGCCCACGTTCTCCTACGATATAACTATTTCCTCCTTTTACTGGTCCTCCTGCTGCTCTTGTAATAGTAGATATTCCAAATGAACCTTTTGGTAAATCTGCTCCACTAGGTATGCCTGTCATTGCTGTTGCTTCTGCTCCTAATCTTGCAGAATTTAATGGATTTAAAAAACTACTAAATAACCCCATAATTCCTGATCTTATTTGTGCTGCTAATATTTGTGCTGCCATATCTAAAAACGCATCTGCTGTACGTTGAAATAAATTTCGTAGTGCTTCTTGAGCAGACATAGAACCACTTATAATACCTTTAAAAGATTCTGCAAAAGAATCCCCAATACTTTTACTTAAGGAATCAATTTGTCTTAAAGGATCAAGTAATTTGTTTAATTCATCTACTGGTGCTTTTATAATTGCTTGTCTTTCTAATTCTTCATTAAATTCTTTTTGTATTTTTAATCGTTCTTTTGCATCTTCTAACTGTTGTTTAAACTCATCACTATTAAAAAATTCATTAGATCTAGCTTTTCTTAATTCCTCTACTGATTTAGTAGTTGAGTTAAGAAATCTCTGAAATATATTACCTTCTTTACCAAGTTCAAAACCTCTAAAAGGATTTAATAAGTCACCAGTACTAATATCTTTAGATCGACCAAAATAATCGTCTTGTTCTCTTTGTTGTTTTAAAATTTCAGTATTTTTATTAAAAATTTGTTCTCTAAGTTTTAATTCAGCAGCAGTCGCACCATTTGTTTTAAGAGTTTCTAAGGCAATTTTTGCTTGTTCTAAAGATAATTCTTTTGAAAATTTAGGTAATGCACTAATAATTGAAGCATTATCTTTTAGTCCTGCAAACGTATCAAATATACCTTCTGAACCAAAAAACTTTGTAAGAGTAATTCTTGCAGATGCTTCAAACTGTTGAAACGCTTTTAATGCTTCAAGTGCTTCATCTTTTGATATTCCAAGAGCCTGTGCAAATTCTCTAACTTGTTTTGCAGTAAATAATGATGTACCACCTGTTGCTTGAATAGAAACATTTAATTTATCAACAGCCTTTTGAAAATCAATAGTTTCTTGTATTCTTGAAGCAATCGCAGTACCAGCAATAGACAATCCAAAACCAAATCCTCCACCTAAAGCACCACCAGCCAAACCACCAACACCACCACCAGCAGCAGCTAAAGGACCTTGACCAAAGAGTAAAGGGAAACCTCCACCAATAAGACCACTAGAAATAGACCCCGATATTCTTCCTGCCCTACCTCGACTATTTGCAAATGGTCCTCGAGGATTAGCTCTACTTCCAAATCCCATTCTGTTAAAGAAATTAGGTCTTGCAGCCTGTGGACCTATTGGACTTGCATAAGCATTTGGATTTCCAAAAATAGCTCTGTTATTTGATGCACTTAATAATTGTGCAGTTTTACCTGTATTTTTATCAATTTTCTTTTGATGCCTTAATTGTGATTTCATCACAGCACTAAAAGCAGGTCCTATAGGTCTGTCATACTGAACTCCTGGTCTAATTCCAAATGCAGAAGCCTCTCTTGATGCTTGACTTGCACTTAGATTGGACATAAGCCTTTCTCTAAAAGCACCTCCAGAAAACAAACCAGATGCCTGTCCAGGTCCGATTGGCCCACTATATCCAGGAAAAACAGGAGATGTTAATGGACTTGATTGACCTATAAATCTTGCATTGTTAACTGCTGCTGCGGTTTGACGATTTAGTTCACCTCTTATTTGTAATTTTTTATTTTCTGCCTCTGCTGATTTTAATTCTAAAGCTAATAATGCCTCTTGTAATCTAATCTCATCTCGCCTTAAAGCCAAAGTTCTTTCTATTTTTCCAGCAACAGGAACACTTTGACCTCCTAAAATACTTGATGCCTGACCTGGACCAATAGGACTAGAGTAAGCATTTGGTGTTTCTCTAATACCAGCTTTAGCAAACCTTGTAAAACGTCTGCCTTTTTCTACTTCTTTTATAAGTGCTAATTCTTCCTGTAAACCTTTATTTAATTGTTCCTGTGCTTTGACAAATTGGTACGCTGCTATAGCTGCTTCTTTTGTTCCTAGAGTTACATTTTTTAAATTAGTTTTTGCTAAACCGAGATTCTTTTGTAAATTATCAACATTTCTTACTAATCCATCTCCTAAAACTTGATTTGCTAATTTTGCACTTCTTGAAAAATTTGATATAAATTCATTTGCACTTTTAATATTTAGTGATAAATCTTTTATTTGTTTATTAAACTTACTTAATTTCTCAGCGTTTTTTATAGAAACAGCAATATCGACATTATAATTAGCCACTTTCTATAAAAATTAAAACATTTTCTCTATATTACCTTCTTTTGCCTCGTAAAGCACTAGATCGTTGTGCTTGTTCTTGTTGTTTTTTATATTCTTCATCCTCCAGTTCCGCAAAAGCAGCCCAACCTATCATTTCTTCAATAGTCATTGTCTGACATAACTCAGCTACAGTTTTATGTAATGTCTTAGCTAGAGAAAATAAAAATTTCCAATCTTTATTTGCTTTTTAAATCGGCTTTAGCCTGTTTTACCTCCTTATCAGCACCAGCATTTACCATTGCTAATTGTATTTCTTCAAGCACAGATGCTTCAATCTCTCTTCTTAAAGATGCCTTGTCTCCATCTTGAAAAAGTCTTGCACCATCTTTATCTAGTGATTTTTCAATCATCATTTGTAAAGCATAATCATTTACATCATCAGAATTACTTTTTTTCTGTATTGATTCTCTTTCAGCAATAGTTAATGGATGCCAATAAACAGTAAGAATAATCTCATCATCCTGTTTGATGTCATGTTTGTAGAGTTGAGAAACACCAAACTTGTTTCTTAACAGATCAACTGCTCTAGTCATATATAAAAGTAATATTACATTACTATACTACGCATTTGCTGTGAATTGGCAAGATATTAAGCCAAGAAAGTGTGCAGAGTCATCTAAAACAATAGGTGCAGGGCCAACAATATCTAAAACTCTAGGTTTACAACTAAATGTATCTGTATAGTCAGAAGCATTAACAGAAGTAAGTCCATCAATCACAGCTTCTCCTAATGCAGATAAGGTAGCACTACCTTTTCCTCTTGGAACATAAACATTACATTGAATAACTCCAGAATAAAAATCTTGAGATGCTCCCTGTGTTTGAGATGTGGCTTGTGCAAAATCTATTGACATGATTATGTATTTTTTAGTCTTACCAGGTGTTTTATACACCATATTGTCATAAATCATTTCTACAGTTGGATCTACGTCTGCAACTGCATCTGTTACTGCTTTTTCAAAAGCTGCTCTGGTGTTAACTAAAGTCATAAATTAGTGTAATCAACAAATTCTCTATCTGGATCAGCAAATTGTCCAATACCACCTTGACCACCTTTAAATCTACTTGCTCCAATAGCAATCTTAGCTTTTTTATCTGTAAATATTGCATTTACAAGAGGTTTAAGTTGTCCTTGAATATATTGAGGAATTTTACTTCTTGTGGAACCTAAAGCACTTGCAGCGTATTCTGATCTATTTCCTATATATACTTTAGAAAAAAGTTTGAAATTATATTTTATCTTATCTGCAAATCTAGGTTCGACTAAAGCGTTAGGTGCTGGCCTACGTTCATACGAAGGTTCTATTTCACTCCAAGGAGGATTATTTTCTCTTGCCTGATCTGGTCTGGGTCTTTGCGTACTAGCTGTCCAACTTGAAGCAAAAAATCCAGTATCAATAGGGCTTATCGGATCTTCTTCTCTAGATAAATCAAACAATGTTGCTCGTATAAAACTGTTAAAGTCTTGCTCTAAATTATTTATTAGGTCTGATCCTGCATTACCAACATCTCTATTCTTAGCCATTACAATCTCACCAATAAAGTAAACAGATATGTTTGTCCACCTTGTTTTGTATCTATATTAATTATCTGTCCGACTCTGGTAGATCCAGCATAAGTTATTGTAACCTCATCATCAAAAGTTGGTTGATTATCACCTATTAAATCAGGTGTAATATATATCTTTGCCTCTCTTCTTTCTCTACCATCAGTTTCCGTAGACCTGATAAATTCTATAGGAACTTTTAAGTCTGAATAGGTCGTGTCTATAGTTACATTTTCTCCTTTATCTATGTTGTACATAGAAAGTCCTTTCTTTGTATAAGTAATAGTTGTATCTAAAGAGTTTCCTAAAGTAGAAACTATATCTTTAGCAACACTTTTTAGTAATGAATCAAGTTGACCTGCCATTATCCTCTAACCACCCTCATCTGAAAAGCACCTGCTCCACCTAGCATATATGCTCCAAGATAACTTTGTAACCACGGGTAAACATCCATAATATTATTTATAGCTCCTGCTCCCTGACTATCAGTATTATATTTAACCTGTATATCTCCTAGTTTTACTTCAGAAAAATTACCATCTTTACCAGTAGTACCAGTAATAGCATCAGTATCATTTGCCAAAGCTCTAGCTAATTCATATTGTGCATATTTAATATTTAACGGAATTGTAGAGCAAGCTAGTTCAACACCATCTACTTGATAATTATTTCTTGGAAACTTAAGTGCCTGACCATCATCACATCTGTCTCCATAAAATACAAAACTATCAATCCATCTAGTCGCTGATATTAAGGATCTTTTTTTCTGGTCATCAGTTTTATTATCCCAAGTCGATGAATCTGGAACTGTCTCAAAATAAGTATTAGCTTCTGTCAACGTGACATAGCTATTAGCATTAGCATCTTTTATAGTTGCATTTATAGTGGCTGCCACGATAAGAAAGTAATTTTAGTTTTATTGTAGCGTAAAGAAAAAACCCCACCAATAATTGATGAGGTTTGATGACCACAATTTAATACTATTAAGAAATAGTAGATGTATCAAGTGGTGAGTTAACTGTTAAACGAACAATAGGAACTAAATCCGCATCGTATGTCAACGCCCACTTGTTAGCTGTTGCTAGTTCAGCGTTTGTTGGGTTGTCTCCAGCATCACTCCACTTAGTACCCATGATGTGATAAGCACTGTGGTAGTCAACAGACATAACATCCTGCTTAGATAAGATGTTTCTATCTGATTCTATGCTTAGAGGTGATTGCTGACCTTCAAGAATTGTTCCTGACTTGATTAAGTAGCAGTAGAACTCAATCTGATGACCAGATGCACCAGGAGCAACTGTATTAACCTGAGAGTCAATAACAACATTCATACCAGCAAATTGGCCGATACCTCTTTCTGTGATGCCAACACCACCGCCACCCCATTGGATGCCAGTTCCAGTTGATAAAGCAGATGTAGAGAATGTCAACATACCAACCTGATATAGGTAGTAAGCAACAGATGGATGAATTACTAGAGTGTCTAGCTCTTCTCCTCTTTCTCCAAGAAGTGATCTACCTCTTGCAACTGCTGATGCAGTTAGATAGTTTGCTTCACCAGCACCAGTAGCAGCAGCCTTCGCTATATCTAAGTTATTAGAAGAAAGAGCAGTACCGAATACACCTTGAAGATGACTAAATAGTCTTGCTGAGTTTAGCTTGTTGATAGCATCTGCAATTTGGTTTCTGATGTGACCCATTGGATCTTCACCAGCAGCCAATACAGCTACATCATCAACAGCATACGCAAAACCTCTATGACAGATAGTTGCGATCTGTGTTCCTGTACCAATCTTCTGTGGTGTCAAATAACCAGAGTTACTTGTACCCCATGTTGCTGTACCATCTAAGATTTCCTCAGTTGGTGAGATTGGGTTAAATTCTGGAACTTGTATTCTTGTTCCACCTTCTGATGCGTCAAGAAGTGCGTT